GTGCAACGGTTAAAACGCTATTTGATGCACAACTAAATATAGGGGGGGGGGTGGAGGGGGACATTGCGGTTGATTCTGCAGGGAATTTATACATTGCGGATCCAAATAATTATAGAATCCGCAAAGTCGCAACAAATGGAACAATTACAACATTTGCTGGAAATGGGTCGTCGGGTTCTTCTGGAGATGGCGGCGCCGCCACCAACGCACAACTATTTCGACCAGACGGTGTTGCGGTTGATTATTCTACAGGGAATGTATACATTGCGGATGCGAGTTATCATATAATCCGCAGAGTCGCAGCAACAACTGGAATAATTACAACATTTGCTGGAAAAAGTAGTCGGGGTTATTCTGGAGATGAGGGCGCCGCCACCAGCGCACAACTAAATACCCCAAGAGGCATTGCGGTTGATTCTACAGGGAATGTATACATTGCGGATACAATTAATAATAGAATCCGCAAAGTCGCAGCAACAACTGGAATAATTACAACATTTGCTGGAAATGGGTCGGCGGGTTATTCTGGAGATGACGACGCCGCCACCAGCGCACAACTAAGATCCCCAAGAGGCGTTGCGGTTGATTCTAAAGGGAATGTATACATTGCGGATACAGATAATCATAGAATCCGCAGAGTCGCAACAAATGGAAAAATTACAACATTTGCTGGAAATGGGTCGGCGGGTTTTTCTGGAGGAGATGGCAGCAACGCCACCAGCGCACAACTAAATTTCCCAAGAGGCGTTGCGGTTGATTCTAGAGGGGATGTATACATTGCGGATACAAATAATCATAGAATCCGCAGAGTCAGACAACACCTTTCAACAACAACGTTCCTAATTTACAATGAAGTGGGCCTCGGCAGTGTGGGCTCCTCCGATGGCATATACTCGCTGGCTCACAACTCACAACTAAATTCCCCAACAGCCGTTGCGGTTGATTCTACAGGGACTGTATACATTATGGATAGAGGAAATGGTAGAATCCGCATAGTTGTATAAAGAAGACCACCTGTATAGTAGTATAAAAGGTTCATCTAAAAGGACAAAAAGCCCTCACAGAAAGAAGTTACGAGGAGGACAATCTGTCGTCGCCGTAAATCCTCTAGAAACACATATATACATTAATTTTTTCAATAGATGCTTCAAATAATATCACTTCTGCAACAACTACTGATACTCGTGTAATAACAGGTACACCGAGCATTGGATTTCTACCAGTCAGTATCAATCCATCAGGGTCATTATCCCCCTTAACAACTCTCAAAGACTACACCGTTTTTGGTTATAACAATCCAAAGACAAAATGGGTAGAAATTCCGCGCGTAAATTTGGATATGGGAGGAAAATCTGTGGGTGTAGAAGGTTCAAGTAAAAATATACTGATACGCAAACAACGGGGCTCAAAGGGTAAAATCTCTGAAGATAAAATTCTGCTTCCGGCAGATATATCTACATTCGGTAGCGTTCTGAATTTCACAAATATTGCCAACAATATTTTTGGATTTACAACAACAAATGTCTACATACAACTCATATTCACATCCAATTATCCTTTCTCTAATACGAAATGGACAGGATGGAATCCAGCAACGGTTCCTGGCCTCTCACTCTGGTTGGACGCCGCAGAACCAGGTCCAAATGGATTTACTCCAAATACTGGAATACCTGTAACGACTTGGAAATTTATATTTCACATCGGATCTTCACAGGATTAATATAGTATATAATACGGGAACACCAGCCACACCCGTGTTCGGAAATATTGATACATTATGATTTACCTATGGTTCTGGTGTTCCAGTAAATGGAGCAAATTTATCATCTACGAAATTCAATAAACCGAAGACAGCCGCCTTTTATAAATCTGTAAATTTTGTATAGCAGGAGCGACGTCCTACAATGTATATATAAATGACTCGCTGTATTTGATATCTGCGAGCACGACAACGTCAAGTCCTACGACCATCATAATAACTGGCCAGACTGCGAGTGCTTCACTGAGTATAAGAGCCAGCGCAATTGTGGGAGGTATTGAAGGATGGTGGTCATCTCCCGCCTTGAACGTTCAGCTATCATAAAAACAGCGGATACACCCGCTTTCCCTCCCCGCTTACCCCACCAATAACAAACCCCCTAAAAATGGCCTTCCCAACCTGCTCCGCCGGTATGGCCACATGTACCCACTCTGCAATATGCTTGTACAAATCAAAGTTCGGGAATCGCTCCGACTCATCCGGATTAATAAATACATTCTTCCCCTCGTCATCAATCATAAATGACCAGAGAAGATTGTAGAGTTCCGATACCGTTTCCTTGACGACCAGTCCCTTCTCCTTACTCAGCACATTCCCATCCTCAATCTCATCCGGCTTCAAAGGGAAGAGATTTCCTAATAGACTCACTGCAAGCCGACATAAATCAAACGATGGGTTCGGTGGCACCTCCTTCTCATACTTGTCGCACAACGGACTAAACGCATACTGCTCCCCAGCATCATTGTCTTCCTTAAAATCGTCGCTAATATACATAGTTTCATTTACCGTAAAAATTGCTCGACCAAAGTCAATAATCTTGAAAATCTTTCCAAATGTTGGAACACGATAAATAACTCCCGCCCCCGTCCGATAATACAAGAACTCCTCCTCCGTCTTCGTCCAAACAATATTATTTGTGTGTAAATCATTGTGTGTGAATCCAATGACCTTCTGGGCACAGACCAGGGCCGCAATAATCTGAAAGAGCCATGCTGTCCAACGTTCCTCCCACTCCACCATTCCAGGAGATGCTCCCACCTCCTCAAAGTTCGTCAACAAGTCCTCCATAGTTCCCTCGTTCATCTGGGTAAAAATCAGCATCACGGGATAATTTGACATTTCTGCATAGACTTCGTACGCCTCCAGAATGTCACTCATATCTGAACTTAGCCCTGAGGAACTGCTTAAAGATGACGAATTTTCAAATGACATCGACCGCATCGAATCGGCAGAATGTATACTTCCCTCTTTGACAGAATCTACCACAATATTCTCCAACTCCTGTTCTCCTAAATCTGTAGAAATTGATGATGAATTATCAATGTCAGCATCAAACACATACTGCTGAACCCTCTCGGGAACGGGCGCATTCGGGTTCTTCCTATCGCGCACAGACAATTTGAAAAGCGTGTTATCATACCCTTTCCAGAACCACCGCTCATCCCGGTAACTGTAGAAATCTTCGGTGAGATTGTAGCGGTACGTGGACGCTTTTGCGCAAAATGACCCGTAGAAGTGGTTGAAATGTGGTGTAATACCTTCTTCTGCAAGTCTACCCAGTGCATAAGAAGCAACCGACTCAATATAAGCCTGATTACAGGGTTCATGTAGTTTTTTCCAGGCCGCCGCCCATGTCCTCTGATTACCTGGAAGTGCGGCGTCCTTTGGGAGAGAATATTCGCCTCGAATCCAGTGAATTGGATCCAATAGATGAGTCACTTTCAAAAAGACACGGCGACTTTCGGAGGGCTCGTTGTTTGCTCCTGTATTTCTCTGAATTTTTACATTACAGACTCCTGTGCCGCCAGATAAATCCATCGCGACAATTTTCCACGTGTGGTCTATCCAGACCTCCTTGTCACGTACTTTGCCAATATTTGAATTCAAGTTCACTAGCGTCGGAAAAAATGTCTGTAGACCCATGTACCCACGAACCTTCTGAAATTCGGAGGGTAACGTTCCGCAATAGAAGGCCGGTTCTTTTATGGAAATACCCCGGAGCATTGTTCTTTAACATACAAAGAACAATGCTCCAAGTTTAAAAACGCAAAAAAAAAGCGGTGTAGTGTGTAGTCAAAGATGGCCACCAGCACCCACGTAAATTTCAACATAAAGCGTTTTGATATGAAGCGAATTCCTCAAGACGCCGTAGTGATTTTTATTGGGCGGCGGCGAACGGGCAAATCTACGCTTGTTCGGGATCTCCTTTTTCATCACCAGGACATGCCGCTTGGCACCGTCATCAGTGGCACAGAGGAATCAAACTCCTTTTACGGAAAGATGATTCCACCCTTGTTCATTCATGGCGAATTCAATCCAATTATTCTGGCGAATTTTGTCAAGCGCCAGAAACTCATCATGTCTAAAATTCAAAAGGACCAGCAAATGCAGGTGAAAAGTCGTATAGATCCTCGGTCGTTTATGATTCTGGACGATTGTATGTACGACGACAGTTGGACTCACGACAAGAACATTCGGTATCTGTTCATGAACGGGCGTTGGCTGAAGGCGTTCTTTTTGATTACTATGCAGTACCCACTTGGTATTCAACCCGCACTCCGTACAAATGTTGACTTTGTATTCATCCTTCGCGAGCCATATCTGAATAATCGGAAGCGCATTTTTGACAACTATGCGTCGGCCTTTCCCTCGTTTGAATTCTTCTGCCAAATAATGGACCAATGTACACAGAACTACGAGTGCCTTGTCATCGACAATACAAGCCAGTCAGCAAAGCTGGAGGACTGTATTTTCTGGTATAAGGCCGATGTTCACTCCGATTTTCGTATCGGCGCACCCGAGTTCTGGCAGCATTCTGCATCCTATTACCAAGCAAAAGATGATGAAATGAATCCGTATGATCCGAATGCAGCGAGGCGACTGAAAGGGCCAACAATTAATGTTCGCAAGAACTAGTAGTGTACGCCATGATTCCTATAGAAGCACAGATTGGTTTTATGGCTTTCTTCGCAATTGCTCTATTATTCGCTGACCGCTATCTTCGTATAGAGCCAGCCTTGAAATACAGACATCCATCTTTTGAACCCTTTCAAATGCCAGTATTATATGGAAATCGGGCGCGCGCATGTGGCGTCGGATTGGAATCGTGTCCTGACGGAACAAAATGTGGAAATGGCCTCTGTATCAATACAGACGCGAAGCCTTTGGAGGAGAAAGGCCCGCTCCCCGTTCTTCCTCTACGCATATAACTAAGCAAATCACGGTAGAACGAGAAGATTAAATAACTCTACATTATAGAAAGAATGCGTCTAAATAAAATGCAAATCTCTTCCGAAGGTGCCTTATTGCTTCTTGTTGCGATCTTCCTTGTGCTCTTGCCTTACATACGCAATGTGTTTGCCCCCGCATTTCCTGAGGGCTTCCGTGACGTAGACTGCAAAGGTGTTACATGCGACGAGGGAGAATTTTGTAAGGACAATACCTGTCACTCAGTCACAGCACCCAAGAGGTCATGTGGTCGCGAGATGTAACGTCTACCATGATCTGAATAAAATAAGTACCCCCTTTGGTGGTACTTATTTTATGCCTACCGGCGTGTGCCGACATACCATTCACGTTTTATTTATCTGCGAAATGCGCAGATGCGTTTAGTCCATGTTATTCCTCATCTTGCGCGCCATAGCCAAATCGGCCGGCCCAGACCCCGAAAACATTCCAGCCGTCTGCTCCACCACACTATTTTCCGAAGAAGTAAGTTCCACCGTATTACCTACCACAGGCTTCTTAGAAACCCCCATCATCTTCGTACGCTTCTCGCGCTCAAAGACCTCCTTTGCTTCTTCATTCTCCTTATATTTCTTCATCAACGTATTCAACTCCTCTTCCGCGTATTCCTGTTCGGCCACCTGAGAGGGTTCCGGATCCCAAGGAAGCCACTTTCCTACCTCGCCCACAAAAATATTGTGTGTCGGGTCCAGGCGCTGGAGTTTCTTCGAGCGCGCAACAGCCTCCTCTTTGCTCGAGTACGTCCCGCGAATTTTAAGCCCCCGGACAGTTGTTCTAAATTCATTCATCTCGTAAAACTTATCCTCTAGAGCCTGACGATTTGCGTAAAGAAACTCATCATACATCTCCTTCAGTTTTGACTCCTTCAGTTCGCTCTTGGCCTCATCTAGATACTTCTGGAAGTTACTCATTGTAGTATCCACAGATACCCGAGCAGCGCGAATGCTCTGTGCAACACCGCTCAAGTCCTTCAACTCCGCTGCATCGGCCTCCTTATTCAGAGCGTCATTTACAGACTTTACAGTATTCATCAAAAACTGCTCGTAACTTTTCACGCGCGTGCTGTACTCAAAATTCTCCAAAAAGGCACTGAACATAAATAGATTCTTGTTATTGAGAACGTTTTCCGGGCTGAGAAAACTCAGAAGACAGAAATTCTGTCCAGAAATCGGCGCATCCTCTGTGAGAAAATCCTCACGTTCCTCTGCCATTTCTATATTCATTTATTGGAAAGGATAGTTTAAGTAGAAACGCGGAATGTTATAAAAATTTTCTCTTAATAAAGTATAATGGATTCTACTGCCGAAATTCTCAATCGCTGTGTGAAATACCTTGTAGAGGGGCTTTTCGTTGCTGTGGCCGCTATTTTTATTCCGAAGCGCACTCTACCTGCGGAGGAAATTCTGAGCCTCGGCATTGTCGCTGCGGCGGTATTCGCAATTCTCGACGTTGTCTCACCCAGTATCGGCTACTCCGCTCGTCAAGGTGCAGGATTCGGTATGGGCGCGAATCTAGTTGGGTTTCCTCGGTAAGTAACTTTGACACATACCATTAGACATTACTTGACAATAGTGCTCATCAAATAGACCGAATGAATTGCCATGACAGATCCGCACAAATTTTCTGCCAAATTTTATCCTGCACGTACAATTTATCACGATTTTTTAACAACTGAAAGCACGAAAGGTACTCGTCCAATTCCAGCAATTCACAAAATTTGTACAGAACATACGAATATGAGAGGAAATTGTTCCGTTCCTTCGGACAGTGTGTTTGGAACGAGGGTTGAATTTCCTTAAACATATAGCGCAATTTCTCCTCAATTTCTCTACTCATCACAGCGGCAGTCTGTCCATTCAGACGGTTTATAATATGAGGTATATGTTCATAGTACTTGTTGAATTTCATTTTTTTCAAAATTTCCTTCACCTTCGAGGCCTTCAACGTCCGAAAGTCCATGATACGCTCCTTCTTCAATTCCACCAAAATTGCGTCATAGACCTCTTGCGGAATTTCAGTAGTTTCTTTCGCCTGAAATTGCGCCAGCCATTCGTTAAAATGATTAATCCGCTTATAAGCATAATAGGAAACCTCGCGTGGCGGATCCTTATATGAGGGTTTATCCGAATCCACAAGAACAAAATCCTGAAATCCGCATTTACCACATGTAAAATTTGCTTCATTTGCACTAAAAATCATCTCCGTCTCGCAATGAGGACAATCTCCAAATGTTTCAAACTCTATTTCGTGTGATGTTCTCGCATGCTCTGGGTCTACTCTCTGTAAATAAGTTTCTAGCAATTTATCTCGGCGCAATTCTTCCCCCTTGTGTGGTACTTCAGAAAGATTTTGAATTTCACCGCTCTCTCCCGCCGCATCCTCTAATGCGGCCAATACACTTCCCGGCTTCTGTCTTGTCACCAACCTTTTCAAAACAGGCGACACTCCACTTTGAATTTTGTTCTGGATATCATAATATTCGTATAGGATGGGACCGGCTTTGAGATAATAATCATAAAATTCCATATTTCCCTCCAATTGTTCAAGTTCTTTTTTTGCGGCCCCCTTTTTATCTATCCAGACAGACGATTCCATATCTGTTTTACTCAACCCTATTTGACCATCACATGTTGAAATAGTTGCTCGTATATTGTCAATATTACCCTGTTTGGACTGAATACGATGAACATGGTGTTTGTGCAGAGCGTCAAGAGTAGTTCTGCACTCTGGATTGCTCCGTTTTGTTTGACGTATACTAAAAAAAGCGTTATTTGAACTCATTCTATTTAGGAGTATTACTTTTGTTTAGACCGCTAGACAGATTTTCCCAATCTCGAAAATCAAAGACTCCCGGCAGACTTTTCAGAAAAAACTTGCCACTCTGGAAATTATTTTCTAAGGAGAGGGTATAAACAAAAATGACGGGTGGTGGTCTTATGCAGCTCGTAGCTTATGGCGCTCAGGACGTGTACCTGACCGGTAATCCCCAGATTACCTTCTTCAAGGTGGTATATCGCCGCCACACCAACTTTGCAATGGAGTCTATTGAGAACCCCTTCAACGGCTCACCTGGCTTCGGTCGTAAGGTGACCTGCACGATTCAGCGCAATGGTGACTTGATCCACCGCGTGTATCTACAGGCCACCCTACCCAAGGTGACCCTGAACTCCGCCTCCGACGGCTCTGGTGCGCAGTTCCGTTGGCTCAACTGGGTCGGTCACAATCTTATTAAGAATGTGGAGATTGAGATTGGCGGCCAGCGCATCGACAAGCACTATGGTAACTGGCTGCACATCTGGAACGAGCTCACGCAAGAGGCGGGTAAGCAGGCCGGCTACGCGAAGATGGTGGGCAACGTACCCGAGCTAACAAATCTGCTGGTGCAGGGCGGTGAGGACTGCGACGACTTCTGCGCGTCTGGCGAGCCCAATGCGTCTGACGAGGTGCGCAAGTGCGCGCCTGAGTACACTCTCTACATCCCTCTCCAGTTCTGGTTCTGCCGCAATCCTGGCCTGGCGCTGCCCCTCATTGCGCTGCAGTACCACGAGGTGCGCGTGAACCTGGAGTTCAACGAGCTCCGCAACCTGTGCTGGGATATCACTCCTCAGTTGCCCAACGCACACACCGTGCGCGACCGTGTGAATAACACGAACCTGGTGGCGGCGTCTCTGTATGTGGATTACCTCTACCTGGACACGGACGAGCGCCGCAAGTTTGCGCAGGTGTCTCACGAGTACCTGATCGAGACCCTGCAGTTTACCGGCGTAGAGTCCATCACCTCCTCCTCCAACAAGCTCAAGTTGAACTTCAACCACCCCTGCAAGGAGCTCATCTGGGTTGTGCAGCGTGACTCGTATGTCTCTTGTAACGACGGTGACGTGAACCCGTGGAAGGGTCAGCAGCCGTTCAACTTCTCCGACTGGTGGGACCGCTCCGTGCTCGAGTCTGGCTACTCCGTGACCCGTGTGGAGGGTATGGCGGGCAAGAACCCTGTAGTGACAGCCCTGCTCCAGCTCAACGGCCACGACCGCTTCCAGGTGCGCGAGGGACGTTACTTCAACGAGGTACAGCCCTACCAGCACCACACCAACATCCCTGCAGTGGGCATCAACGTCTACTCCTTTGCTCTCCAGCCCGAGCAGCACCAGCCCAGCGGCACCTGCAACTTGTCTCGCATTGATAACACGACTCTCCTGCTGACCGTGTCCAACAACGCAGTGGGCGCGGTGACCTCCTCGTCGGTGTACGTGTTTGCGACGAATTATAATGTGCTTCGCGTGATGTCCGGCATGGGGGGACTTGCTTATAGCAATTAAGAATCTGTGGACACTTTCTCGTTGCACTCAAGTCATGGTGGTTGTTTTGTTTAAAAGTAGTATGTGATATGTGGATCTGAAAAATAGTGAACCATCTAGAGCTTATTTTACACGTTGCGATTTTATAAATCGCAACGCGTAAATAAAAATTGACCTGACTCAACAACCCCAAAAGTATAAGATGAATACACATGAACGGTATAATTTTCGCGACTCTACAGTCTTAAAATCTCTAAAGTCGAAACTCAAAAATAGTAAGGAGCCGACTCAGTATAACGGAATGACAATTCGTGCGAGCTCTACCCATGATTTTGAAATGTATGGAGGAAACGATACATGGTATAAATGTGAACTGAAGCAGTATTCTACTTGGTATCAAGGTGTCTACATGTATTCTTCTGCGAATCAATTATTCTATCGATATTTTCCGAATGAGTCGTTATTGTCGTCTCTTCAGCAACTGACTCTCTAAGAAGTGTTGCTGCAACTTCCGCGTCATACCCTATACACTTAGAGCAGCACTGATTTCGCTCGTTGATCCACGTCGAGCGCTACATTTTTTTTATTTCTGTGTCTTCCTCAATACTTAAGCATCCCGCCGCCTGTGTAAAACTTTTACGCAGAATATGTTTTACAATATCGGAAATTGTGTGTATTGTTATGTTCATAAGAGTTACAGAGCCCTCAAGTACTGTGTGCCATTTAGAATTACCAGTAGTCTCTTTAAGAGTGATACTAAGATAATCATCATCGTCTTCAAATGTCAAAATCATCTTTCCGATATGGTCCAACTCACGCTTTATTTCCGTTTTCTCTTCGTCTGTCAACGCAGACATAAGTTCCCGCATTTTTTATTGACCGTATAAATTTCAGTTTCCAAGTGTTGACAATCTACATACAGTCCAGATGCCCTCTCTTGATACATCTCCATTTTTTGAAATGTGTCTGTAAAATAGACACGTTTCAAATTTTATTCAACGTCGGTCATTGTGCGCCATTAAAAGGGGTCTGGTACGACCTTATGCCTATTGTGCGGAAGAGATTTCCCCTCTTTATCATTTCCAACAGCCTCCTCAGGCGCAGTTTCTATGTGCACCTTACTTGTCGCTCCAATATCAATTGCCATATCGTAGACTTTCCCACAACATCTCGAGCGAATATGCTTGTGATTTATTGCGCTGTAAATAATGCCCATAATGGATAAAAAAAGTCCTGTTCCACCAAGTGCAGTTCCCGTGTCCATCTACTGAATATGTAAATTGTTTTCGGGCTAAAAAGAAGAATGTCCGAGATGTCTGTTGTCAATCCTCTTCATAAACAGCAGCTTTCAACACGAAATAACTCCGACAAGGGTGAAAGTATAGGAATATGTTGTCTCACGTACTTTTTTTGTTGTGTGCCATTTATTTTAGGATCTTTCCAATGATTTTCACTCAAGCCCATACTGCGCGCATACTCTTATAGACCTCTGCGCGCTTCACATTCTCTTTCGCAAACGTATCACAGCTCTTTAAATGTTCGGAAAGGGGAGAACTATTCAACTCTTCTTTACAGTAATTGCAGCGGGTAGCCATACGCCATTTTATTAGGCACGCACTGTAGAAACAGCAGACACCGCAAAAGCAGAGCCCCGTAACAACTGCTGCGGTCACAATGTTAATAACAATAATACCAGAAATAACATTATCACCTAGGCTAATGGCAACAGAATCGGGTTTTAGAATTGCTACCGAAGTCGGCGTGAACGTTTGGGAGGGTGTGCCTGTGTCTGTGCCTGTGCGAGACCCCGTGCTACTGTGTGACGGAGTGCCCGAGCCTGTCCCTGTCCCTGTAGGACTCGGCGTGCTCGTTAAAGACGCGCACACAGACGGTGTAATAGAGGGAGTCTGTGTAAGAGTCGGAGTCAGGCTCGGGCTCGCATCGGCCACCTGAGCCGCCGCCACCGTCTCCGCCACCGCCGACAATGAGGTAACCGCCCCAGCCGCATAATACCATGTAATAGACCCAGAAGATCCGACAGACACATTTCCAAGAGGAAGAATGGCCGCATAGGATCCGTCCGTAGGACTTGGTGTACTGGGAGCAAGTGTTAACGGATTCGTATTATACGCATTTGAGAAACTACAGCAGACTGCGTAAGCCGTCATCACTCCCGCCGTTTCCGAATAAAAGAGGACACCCTCGTTTGTATTGGTAATCATAATAGCCCGCGACGACTGATTATTAGCCGTAATAGCCACGAAACTCCCTGTGTCCAAATTCCCCCGCGTCTTCGTATTCACGTCCGTAGTCCCCACAAAATCGTCCCGAGTCCCCGTCCAAATAATGACATTCGTGAGATCCACCGTTGCATTATTCCTAAGCTGCGTCACGATTTTTACGAAGCTGTCATTGTAGCCCAGCGAAAATGTATTCTGGATCGTAAGCGTGACTCCCTGAATCGTGAATACGCGTCTAGAGACGATTTTTCCGTGCCCCACCGTCTTTGTCATGTCCGCCGAATCCACAACGAAATTGGAATAGTCTGTGGTCGGCGCCATAGGCGTCTGGCTATACAAGTCCGTCACGGTCGCTCCCGTCCATTGTGCAGAACCTGTGCCCATACCTATTGCCGTATCTAGGGGATAATTCGCAAATGTCAACTTATACCAGGCTGCGCCCGCTGATGAATAATACCACGGCTGCTGGAAGAGTCCGTGCGCATTCACGGAATTTTCCGCACCTGTTCCGAATCGGAGAGATGGATTCGCAAATACGCAGGCCGCCGCGGAGCAGCCAGTGGCTCCTATAGTGTCCTGTGCGTGAACGCTCGCCCCGAATCCAAAAAGTCCGAAAAAGACGCGCAGAAGATTCATTGATTCCTGTTTAGGCTGCGGGTTTTCCGGTCAGCACTTCGAGAACCACTTAGCCGCTCCCGCTGATGCAGCCTTTGCAGCCCGAACAATGTCAGCATCCGTCGTGTGATATGTTTTTCCGCAGGTTAGGAGCGATGAAACTCTGGCGTAGCCCCATTGTTGTTGTGTGGCGCCTGGACGATGACCCGTACGCCAAGCAGCCATGCCACGATTATAGCACTGGCGCAGGTATCGCACAGGGACGCCCGTGGCCGCCGCCCGCTCCTCTAGACTCTTTGCGTTTGGAAAGGCCTGCGCCCATCGTGCCGTATACTTGGATTTTCGCGTTCGGCGTCCCTTGTCTGTCTGGAAGCCCATATAAGCCCGCCGATTCCGAGAACCCATCGAGCCGAATTTCGCAATTTCGCCGCGCCGCCTGCGCGTGGCGGCCACCGAAAGTCCCGAGAAATATCTGCGTGGAGAGTGACGTGTCATCCGGTCTTCTGAAAAGGGTAACTATAAAAAGGGCAAATCACGCTCTGTTTCTACATGAAATTCCGGTGGCTCGGACCAATTCTCGTAGGGTATCGCAGCACTCGTGGCCCTGTCATGTGCCAAAAGGGTCTGTAGAGCCGTTAGCCGGCGCTGAAGTGGCCCTCTGACAGAAAGACGACGACTCATCTGTTTCCATCGCCACTCAAATTGCAGCGCAGCACGATGATCCGGAAAGCCGTCAATATGTCCAATACGTTCCCATCTGCGTCCGGCCGTTGCTCTAGCACCTCCCGCAATTTCCCCGTTGTGTTGTCTTAGACGACGAATCAAATCTGGGGTGACCCCCACATACGTTTTCTGAAAACCGCCATCGACTGTGGCCAATAAGTAACATTTCCAAGACATAATATTTCTATATAAGAAAAAGGAATGGATTCAAACGTATCAGACGGTCCCGGTCTACAATTGGGCGATATAAGCGATTATACGAAAATTGATGATTTTGGTGTTATTTCTGTTGCAGGAACCTTCATGAGTTTTTTGGTGCTTTTGTCCGCGCGTATTGCCAATTTCGGTGGAGTTCCGTTGAATACCTATTTTGATATGTTCGGTATGGAAGGAATTCTTTCTATGGTCCTTTTGATTCTAATTCTTTTCCAGATAACTCGCTATTTCTATACAGTGTTTTATGAAAAAAGTGGAAAGTCTTGGTCCCCCTTTGTTTTTATTTGTTTTCTGCTCGGTGTTCATCTCGTACACGACCTCGCCTTGTACTATGCGGTTATTTCACAGATCCCCAAAGGAAAAAATGATATGATAGACATTGTGCGGAGTTTGACGGCTTCCAACCAAGCCTATACACTTTTCACGCACAGCGCATTTTTAATAATTACGGCACTTGTTGCAATGATTGTAGAAGATATGAGCGACTTGGCAAAAATCGCAGTGTTCGGCGTGGTAGTATATTTAATGCCAGTTGTTTTAGCAATACATCAGCCGAAACCCGCACCTCCTCCTCAGCCTCCTAAAAAGCCAGAGATGCAGGATATGCGTGGAAATTATTACTCATAAATAGATGGAAAAAATAAATCCAACAACGAAAATGAGCGAAGAATCAACAACTACGATAGGCGATTCTACACTATCTTCCTCTGAACGTACGAGCGTATCTAACAATGCGTCCTTTAGCAATGGAACGTCCATTGCGTCCTCTAGCAATGAAACGTCCAGTGCGTCCTCTAGCAATGAAACGCCCAGCGCGTCCTCTAGCAATGAAACGCCCAGTGCGTCCTCTAGCAATGGAACGTCCATTGCGTCCTCTAGCAATGAAACGTCCAGTGCGTTCTCTAGCAATGAAACGCCCAGCGCGTCCTCTAGCAATGAAACGCCCAGTGCGTCCTCTAGCAATGGAACGTCCATTGCCTCCTTTACCAATGGAACGTCCATTGCGTCCTCTAGTCGTATTTCTCCGGCAGCAGTAAAAGGACGTTCTAAAAAACAACAGGAATCTGATAAAAAAGCCGCAGAAATGCTTGAGGAGATGCGTATTTTATACAGCAGGGAGTTTGCAAATATTCCTGTAGAAAATCGGCCAAAACCCCCCTCATGGGCCGCTCGAGCAGCTATTTATAAAAATCAAAATGATCGCAAAAAATATTTTCAAGAACTTATACAAGGTTCTCGGAATTCTCTTGAGATGAAAACATCGTCTAACTATAAAATGTCAGAAGGCAATACGACAACTCTTGTGGATAATATTATCACGAGTTTAAAGCGATTAACAGAAGATGCAAAAACACTGAAACGTTCTATGACACGGCGCGGAAATAATATTTTTTCAAAGCGCATAAATAATTCTAATATTAGTGAAAATAATATGGAAAGCCAATACGAATTAACAACACCGATTCAAAGCCTTCCAAGAACTAAAAAGCGCAAGCGCCCACACTCCAGACTCACCCCCTCCCTTAATTTCTAAAGCCTCGCGCAAAAATTGACAAGAATATTGGGGTTGGAAATAAACACAATCCCAAATGAGTTCCCCCTTTCTCCATATTCAAAAAAGTTCCGAGCCCTGTAAGGATTTTCCTGCAGATCCGGCACAAATCTACTTATTCCCTCTTGACCCCTTTCAGCAAAAAGCCATAGCCGCCATTTCTAGTGGTGCAAATGTTCTTGTCACTGCGAAAACAGGCTCCGGAAAAACTCTCGTCGGGGAATACCAGATTGCACACAGTCTTAGAAAAGGTGGACGCATCTTCTATACGACTCCCATCAAATCTCTCAGTAATCAGAAATTCTACGACCTCAAGAAACTCTTTCCTGGTCGCGTAGGTATCATGACTGGTGACTTAAAATATAAGCCCGACGCCGACGTTGTCATCATGACAACGGAAATCCTGCGGAATCTCCTGTTCAAGCGCGGTACAAGCACTGAAACGGTTGGCATCACTGCAGCACTTTCTCTAGACCAACTAGACGCAGTTGTCTTTGATGAATGTCATTACATCAATGATAAAGACCGCGGATCCGTATGGGAAGAAACCATGATTCTCTTGAATTCCTCCATCCAACTTGTGCTTCTCTCCGCAACAGTGGACGCACCCGAAGCCTTTGCGTCGTGGCTTGGTGAACTCAAACAGCGCGATATCCATCTCATTTCCACCGACTATCGTGTTGTTCCTCTTGTTCACGGAGTCTATAAGGACAAGGAGTTTCATCCCATCATGGACAATACCAACAAGTTCTCAGATGCGCCCTATAGGGCCTGGCTACAATGGCGCTCATCACAACTTAAGGTGGCAGATGAACATAAGTCCGCCGTAAAAGCACGCGCTGCGGCCGGCTACGATGGGGGGCCTGTTGCGCGTAAAGGTGGTCTAAAGGCGTTCACACACGAGATGAATGCGATGATTGTGACCCTGGAGGAAAAGCAACAACTACCTGCCCTATTCTTTGTTTTCAGTCGTAAGGACTGTGAGCGTTACGCCGATCTCACAGAGCACACACTCATTGACTCCTCAGATGCGGCCTCGGTTCGTCACATTATGGACTTTCATCTCCATTCATACGGCGAAGAACTTCAGCGTATTCCAGAATATCACACGATTCGCGCGCTTCTAGAAAAGGGTATTGCGTATCATCATAGCGGCGTAATTCCGATACTAAAAGAGTGTGTGGAGATTCTATTTGCGCGCGGCCTTGTGAAAGTCCTTTTCGCCACGGAAACATTTGCAGTCGGTATCAACATGCCCACAAAGACAGTTGTATTCACCGGTTTCCGAAAGTACGACGACACGATCGACAGAATGCGCATTCTTAACACGGATGAATATATTCAAATGGCAGGGCGTGCTGGACGGCGTGGAAAAGATGAGCGAGGCTACGTGGTATATTTACCCGATAGAGACCCGGAACAAATAGAGGTGGTTCGCTCTATGATGACAGGGCGCTCATCGACGTTTCAATCCCGCATGAAATTTCATTACGACTTTATTCTAAAAACGTTCCAAGCAGGTACTCTTCGCTGGATAGACCTTTTAAAAAATTCCTACTGGAACATTGCACATACTAAAGAGTGTAGAGAGTGTGAAGAAGACATTCAAAAGGAACGGCGGGCCGTAGAAACGACGGAACTTTCGGAAATGGAGCGCGCAGAAATGTCCGAACACAAGTCAATCCATGATGCACTTAAATCTGCCGTAAACGCTGCAAGACGCGTTGAGCAGCGGCGATTGGAGGTGTGGAATAATCGGCACATGGGGCCGCGCTGGCATAAGATTATAAATGATCTCTGGCCGAAATATCAGAAGTCTATTGAACGTATTTATTTAATGGAAAGTGAACTTGCGGAAAAATGTGACCCCACGAAATTCATCACGCCGAATTTAAATGCACTTCGTGAATTCGGATTTCTTCAGGGTATTTCAGAAGAGAAACTCACCCCGATTGGAGTAATCGCAACGGAAGTCAATGAAGGTCATGCAATTCTAATGCCTCTTGCCTATAAGGACCAGGCCATTCGCTCGCTTCTGAAAACAAAAGAGGATATCATCACATTCCTCGCAATATTTCTCGGGGAAAAGGGTGACTATAGTGGTATGGAAGTCGGCGGGGCTGTCCGTGCATCTTTGCGCATTCTTGGAGATATTGCGACCACGTGTAAAGAGAAGGAGCGTCGCGTCGGCGCATCTTCTCCATACAATTACTGGGACCTGAAAGCCGATTTTGTGGAAATCATCTGGCGCTTTACAAATGGAGAAGAAATTGAACTTCTTCTCCAGGATTACGAAATCTTCGGGGGAAATTTCACACGGCTTCTTTCTAAACTGCTAAATCTTCTCCGCGAATGGACAACGCTCGCGACTCTTTCATCCGATGTAGAAACTCTTACTATACTTTCCGATGCAGAAAAACTATTGGATATTGGTACAATGAGTTCCGAAAGCCTCTATCTCCGTCTTGTGTAACGCCGCCGCTGTCGTGCCCGTTTCACACGAATCCATCGACCGTTTCTGCTTCTTCCGCGCGCTCCTCCACCCATTTGTTTTGATGGAGTTGTCGTATCAGACAAATAGTATTGAAATATTTTTTTCATAAGAGCATTATTCTCTTCTGAAAGTGCATATTTTATACTTTCGGGATTTAAAATCGTTGTTTCAGTTATTTCGTTTGCCTCCTTCGTTTCTACCGGTGCATTATTATTTCGTGATTCTCTATATGGCGACGGATATTTTGTAATACCTTCGGCAATTAACATTCTCGCAAAGGGGGTTTCTTGACTTTCCTTTACCGGCCCCCCTTCTATTTTGATGTATTCAAAATAGTAGAAGTATATTTTATCAAATATGGCTGGTATAATAACAAAGGAGAGTAGTTGTTCGTCTTTTCCAATATAGGTGGGTTTGGAAATATTTGACGGAACTAAATCATTTCCATTTTTAATAATCTGCATATTTTCACGTAAATATTGCAGACATAATTTCCACAGAGAGCCATCCTTGAATTCCGATAAATTTCCTAGACAACTTGTAATTGCTGCATAACAGCCAGTTGTTCGTTTCCCCGTTTTAGGATGTACGTGCCACTGTCTATAATAATTCGGCTGAGAAGCAACCAAAATCCGGTATGAATTCGGCGCTGCAAAAAGTTCCTTGAGTTTATCCCATAGAGTTTTCTCCCATTTTGTCAGAGCCGGTGTAAAATTCGGAAGCGTACTTGTCCCATTTTCCCCCTTTATGAGATTTTCAAAGAGTGTGTCTGCATCTCTCAGGAAAATTGGACAATCAGGAAAGTCGTAAAATGCTTTGAAGCGCAGCGCGCGCAAAATTGCATTATCAATTGTTTTTCCGTCGCCCTTCGCACCCACTGCATATTCTGGCCAGTCGACGACTGCAAACACAACATTTGGATGCTGTGAAATTTCCATCCACTCCTTTTTGTGCTTTTTTACTCTTTCTTCATCTGTATTTGTTTTAAAAAATGGATTTTCCAGGCTATGTTGGTCTAAATAAATAATTACTTTCCATCCTTCAAAATCCGGTTGCGTTGTTACGTCTAAATAACGGAGAATACCCACTTTATACACATCTGTTTTTACCCACGGCGAATCTTGCCCCTTAAAATCATTACAAGTTGTACAATCAGAATCTCGAAAATAATATGTAGTTACAAATGCCCCTTTCATGTCCTCAAGGCTTGCTGTGGATTTGTATTCAATTGAGCCCGCCGTTTCCTTGTCAGGATCAATTGCCTTTTTTATAGTCATTCCTGATTTGTATCCATATTTTTAGAAATTGGGAACACCGACCCGAAGTTCTATATCATCTACTACTGATGATACAGAATCAACTATAGAATTCGCCTCAGGAACTGTCGCTTCTGTTAAAGCAAGAATACTTGTAACAAGTGTCATAGTTGATTCGGGTAAAAGTTGTAGCAAGAGGAAAAAGAGTATTGCGCCCAGAATAAAATCACGTCCAATTGTTTTTATGGTCGGAATTTTTTTCTCTGCGAACCACATAATAACAGCACTCACAGATGCGAGCGTGATAGCACCGAGTCCTCCACCGACCCAATAAATATATGAGGGTGTTTCAGAAGACATTCTGGACGCAGAGTAGGAAAAAAAAACAAAATAGGACCGCAGCGCAGTAGAATTACAATTCTTCAAACTCAATTTCGGTATCTAAAATATCATTGTGAATTTCTGGCTCTGGTTTTGGTGTAGGAGGACGTGGTGTAGGAGGACGTGGTGTAGGAGGACGTGGTGTAGGAGGACGTGGTGTAGGAGGTTTTAATGCCGGAGAATCTATAGGCTCTACATTTTGAAATATATCAAAGTGATCCGGGTTAAAATCATTTGTCAGGCTAAAAGTGTGCTCTAGAGTTTTTGTAGAAATATCATCAGAACTATCTATAGGCTCGGAAGAAATAGGTGCGAGAGGTTCTAATAGCACAGGAGCCACAACAGGAGCCACAACAGGAGCCACAACAGGAGCCACAACAGGAGCCACAACAGGAGCTACAGCAGGCCCA